AATCCTGTCGTTACTGTCACGGGACGAAGTCGGTGGGGCTGCGACAAACGTAAGTCTCACCGACTCTCCCGCTGATCTTTATGAAGCGGTAGCTGAACGTGTCCGTACCAAACTAAAGAAGGCAGCTAAGAAGGGTGACCACCTAGCCAAAGGTTGGCTGGACTTCGGCATTACCCGCAAGACAACCAAGCGTCCCGTCATGGTTAAGCCATACGGTGGCACACCTTACAGTTGTCGGTCATACATCGATGAGTGGTATCAGGAACAACTTATCAAGCACCAGCGTGTTGATGTGTTCAAGACTGAGCAGTGGGTAGCCACCAACTACCTAAGTAAAGCCGTCTGGTCTGCAATGAACGAGGTACTACAGAAGGCTGACGCTGTGATGAAGTGGTTGCAGGAATGTGCCAAAGCATTGGGCAGTGAAAACAAACCCGTTACGTGGACATCACCCTGTGGATTTCTTAGCAAGCAACACTACGTCACCCATCGCAAACGCAAGGTGCAGACAATGCTGGGTGAACGTATCAGTTGGGTTGATTGGAACGATGACACCGACGACATAGACAAGCGCCGGCAAGCCAACGGCATCAGCCCCAACTTCGTGCATAGCCTTGACGCAACCGCTGTTCACCTGACTGCACAGAAAGCCAAGAGTCTAGGCATCAGTTCGTTGGCAATGGTTCACGATAGCTACGGCACACACAGTCCCAAGTGTGAAGAGTTGGCTGGCATCCTACGTCATGCCTACTCAGAGATTTTTTCAGAAGACCTACTGTTGCACTTCCGTGACATGGTCGCTCAACAAACCCAGAAGGAGTTACCACCGCTACCCACATACGGATCACTTGATCCTGATGAGGTGTTAGCCAGTGATTACTTCTTCGCATAACAAAGGAAACATCATGGCAAAGCAGCCAACCCTAACTACACCTGTCGGAACAGCTAAATATCCAAGGCTCAACACACCCGACACACACTACAACGAGAATGGTGAATACCGTGTAAATCTCGTTGTAACGAAGGCAGAAGCAGATGCCTTCAAGAAACAACTAAAACCGCTGTATGACGCAGCCTATGCCACGGAGGTACAAACCAAAGGCAAGGAGGTAAAGAAGTCAGACAGCTTTCCTGTTATGCAGGACAACGATGGTGACTGGATCATCAAAGCCAAACTAAAGGCCAAGGTAATTAGTCGTGACGGTACAGTACACAACCTGAATGTCGGTTTGTTCGACAGCCAAGGTAACCCACACAGCCGTGATGAAATCATAGGTGGTGGTAGTAAGTGTAAGGTAGCGTGTCGTCCACGCTTCTGGTTCGTAGGTGCAATCGGCTTTGGTTGCACGTTGGAACTGAACGCTGTCCAGATATTAGAACTGGCAGAGTATTCACCGGGAGAGAAATCAGCATCCAGCTTCGGCTTCACTGCCGTTGAAGGAGGATACGTCAACAATGGAGAGACGTTTGAAAATACGTTAAATGAGGAAAGCCAAAACGAAGAAGAAGAGTTGCTCGAAGCGAACTTCTAAACGCACTGGTAAATTCCGTAGCGGTTTTGAGGCGAAGGTAGCGGGTCAGTTGGAAACATCTGGCTGCGCCTTCGCCTTCGAAACCCTGCGAATTGAATACCGTAAAACCGCCAACTACTTACCTGACTTTATTCTGAGTAATGGAATTATCATTGAGGCAAAGGGTGTTTGGAATGTTGAAGACAGGCGTAAGCATCTGCTGGTACGGGAGTGTCATCCTGATTTGGATGTTCGCCTCTGCTTTCAGAATCCTTTTCTCAAAATCAGAAAGGGAAGCAAGACAACGTATGCAGCTTGGTGTGACAAAAAAGGATTCAAATGGTGCGACAAGATAATACCTAAGACATGGCTTTCACAGAAACCCACATACACTGTTCCTCTTGCGGGAGCAGTGACGCTAACTGCGTAAACGATGACGGCAGCAACTACTGCTTTAGTTGCATGACCTACAAGAGAAATGGAAAACGACAACAGGAAAAACGACAACCAATGGACGTAGATTTTATAACGAACGGAACATACAACAGCATAGGAAGACGAGCATTAACAATAGAAACGTGTAAGAAGTGGGGCTACCAGATAGCCAAACTTGGTGGAGAGAATGTACAGGTAGCCAACTACCGTAGCCGTGATGGTCAACTGGTAGGGCAAAAGATACGATATGCTGAGAAGCGTTTCACTGTACGAGGTGAACTACTGGGGCTGTACGGTCAGCACCTCTGGAAGGACGGTGGACCACGGGTCATCGTTACCGAAGGGGAGGTAGACGCACTGTCTGTCAGCCAAGCTTGGTCTAACAAGTGGGCGGTAGTCAGTGTGCCTCATGGTGCTGGCTCTGCCAAGAAGCACTGCGCACAGGCGTTGGACTGGTTGGAACGGTTCGACAGTGTGATCTTCATGTTCGACATGGACGATGCTGGTAGAAAAGGTGCAGCGGAATGTGCCATGCTACTCAGTCCCGGTAAGGCAAAGATAGCAGAGCTACCACTAAAGGATGCCAGCGACATGCTGGTTGCCAACCGCTCCAAGGAAATAGTGGAGTCAACCTTCAACGCAAGGGACTACAGACCTGACGGTATCGTTGGTGCTGAAGAACTGTGGGACAAACTAACGGAGGAACAGAACACGCAGTCCATACCGTATCCGTACGACAACCTTAACGAGAAGACCCACGGGTTACGACGAGGTGAACTGGTAACGGTGTGTGCAGGGTCAGGTATTGGTAAGAGTTTGTTAACACGGGAGATAGCCTACCATCTGCTCATGCAGGGAGAGACGGTAGGTTACATAGCACTGGAAGAAAGTGTCAGACGTACTGCTCTTGGCATCCTTGGTCTGCATATAGGCCAGCAGTTACACCTTGAAGAAAACATAGACATGACGAAGTTGGAGGAACCGTTTGCCCAGACTATAGGTAACGGCAACTTCTACACCTATGACCATTGGGGAAGTTGCGACAGCGACAACCTGTTAGCCAAGGTACGCTACCTGTGCAAAGGCATGGGCTGTGACTGGATTTTCCTAGACCATCTTTCCATTGTCGTTTCAGGCTTTGACGGGGATGACGAACGCCGACTCATTGATAATACAATGACACGCCTTCGTTCACTCGTTGAAGAAACGGGCTGTGGCATGGTCGTTGTTTCTCATCTTAAACGTCCGACTGGGGTGGGACACGAAGAAGGAGCAACGACCAGCCTCGCCCACCTGAGAGGAAGCGCAGCCATAGCCCAACTGTCAGACATTGTCATTGGCATGGAACGTAATCAACAGGCTGAAGAGTCAGCTAATGAAACCCGTGTGAGAGTTTTGAAGAACCGCTTCAGCGGGGAGACAGGACTAGCAACCACACTTCACTTCGACACAACAACAGGAAGACTAAATGAGCAAGATAGCACTATGTTTACAGGCGCTGACACTACCACGGATAGCGCACCGTTCTGAAGCACCACGCAAGCTGCGTGATTTGTTTCGGGCAATGAGGATCGTTGAAAGCGACCGCAACCCTTACGCTGTAGGTGACTACGGACAATCCATTGGGATGTACCAGATTACTTATCCTTACTGGCAGGATGCATGTGACGAACGACCTGACCTACGGTTTGGTTCATACGCTATGTGTGTGTACCGTCCGTATTCAGAGAATGTAATGTTGGCGTACTGGAAACGTCATGCACCTGACAGTGTTAGTTGGGAACAACTGGCACGTATCCACAACGGTGGGCCTAACGGCTACAAGAAACAAGCAACCCGACCATACTGGAAGAAGGTTCAGCGTCATCTGTTTATATGAGTGTAGCAAAGAACACACCCATCTCCTTGAATGAGGTAGAGCAACGGTTGGTAAAGACCACAGCGAAGCAACGGTACGACAGCTGTCGTGCAGCAGGAAAGCCCAAGTGTTTCATTGGATACGCTGACGGTTACCACTGTGACATCATAGGTATGGGTGGAGAGTTGGCTTTCTGCAAACTGTTCAACGTCTACCCAGACCTGTCAACGGAACCACCTGAGTTTGATACAGGTGACTGTGTGCTGGATGGGTTGAGGATTGACGTGAAGACAACTGACAGACCTGAAGGACATCTGCTCGCCACCAAGTGGAAGAAGGTATCTTCGTGTGATGCGTATGCGTTGATGACAGGTGTGTTTCCAAACTACCACTTCAGAGGATTCATGGATGCGGATGAATTGCTAAGGGAAATAAGGCTGCGAGACTTCGGGAGGAACACTCTGTCCTACGCAGCATCACAAGACGAACTAAAGGAAACGATAATATAATGAGTAGTAAAGACATAACACTCTACTTCGATATAGAGACAAACCCCATTGATGACTTCGCCACGTTAGCCGGCCTGACTACCGTTCATTGCCTGAGTATCTACAATCCATTCAGCAAGAAGATGGTGACGTACAGCACTGACTCCATCAAGCAAGGATTGGAGCAACTGGATCAGGCTGGTTACATCTGTGGGCATAACATCATAGGCTTCGATTTGCCTGCACTGTACAACGTGTACAAATGGCGTCCCAGAAGTAGGGTGTTGGACACGTTGGTAACCAGCCGTGCAATGTACAGCGACATCCGTACCGACGATGCCAAACTAAAGGACTTCCCACGGGAGTTAAACGGTAGCCATTCTCTGAAGGCATGGGGGTGGAGGCTTGGTGTGACCAAGGATAACTTCGGGGAGGAAGACGGAGCCTTCGATACATATAGTGACGAGATGCGTAACTACTGTGAGCGTGATGTACTGGTTACGTATAACCTAGCAACACGTTTAAAGGAAGATGCACCAGCCCTAACCATGCTTGGAATTGAGCATCAGTTCGCCAGTATCATACGACAACAGGAGATGCGAGGCTTTGCGTTTGATAACGACAAGGCGCTTGATCTGCTACAGACGTTAACAGTTAGACGGGCTGAGTTACGGGACGAATTGCAACAGGTGTTCCCACCCACCACCGAAGAGATGAAGACGGCTGCTGGGTGGAAAGTCGAAAGCGATGGTGAATCGTACGAGGCTGACACCAAGGTCAAACTAAAGAAGGTACTGAAGGAAGCAGGGGTTAAGCAGTCATTGGCTAACGAAGCTGTCAGGGTTGGTAACAAGATAAAGACCATACCTTTTAATCCCGGTAGCCGTGACCAGATAGGCAAACGTCTGGAAGCATTGGGATGGAAGCCTACCATCTTTACACCAGACGGTCGTGCCAAGATTGATGAAGGTGTGTTGAAGTCCATCAAGCATCCGTCAGCAGAGAAGCTGCTTGAGTATTTAATGGTGGTCAAACGTCTGGGTCAATTAGCAGAAGGAACCAATGGGTGGATGCCTAGCGTGGTGAGTGGGAGGATACATGGAAAGGTCACCACCAACGGAGCAGTGACAGGACGTTGCACACACAGCCTCCCCAACCTTGCACAAGTACCAGCAGTACGTGCGCCTTACGGCCGTGAGTGTCGTGAGTTGTTCAAGGCTGGTGAAGGGTTTGATCTGGTTGGCGTTGATGCTAGTGGTTTGGAACTGCGATGCTTGGCCCATTACCTGTCGTCCTTTGACGGGGGTGAATACGGACGATACCTGTTGGAAGAAGACATCCACACCGTTAACCAGAAGGCAGCAGGATTGGATACCCGTGACCAAGCCAAGACTTTTATCTACGCATTCTTGTATGGAGCGGGTGACGGTAAGATAGGGGAGATAGTGGGAGGTTCGCCACAACAGGGCAAAGCATTAAAGAAAAGATTCCTGTCCCAATTACCAGCACTTGCGCGGTTAAAGAAGTTAGTTGAAGAGAAAGCCAAGAAGACAGGCTTCCTTCAAGGTGTGGATGGTAGGGCATTACCAATACGCAGTGAACACTCTGCACTAAACACACTCCTTCAGTCCTGCGGTGCT